AGCTTCCGCCTGGCCTTCTCGGCCAGCGTCTCGTGCTCGGCGCGGAGCCTCTCGACCTCGGCAGTCAGCGCCGTGATCTCCTTGGCGCGGGCTTGCTCCTCCGCTGCGTGCTGCTCCAGGTGCTTCCGTAGTCTCATGGTCATCTCCCTTGTGGTTGGTTACGCGACAGCACGGGGGAACTCAGAACGGCGGCTCATCCGAGAACCCGCTGTCATCCCCGGCCGGTCTGGTCGTCGCGGCCGGGCGCGACTCTCCCTGTGACCGCTCCGACCGGATCACCTTCGCGCTCGCCGACTTCAGCGACGGCCCCACGTCATCGACGTCGACCTCGTAGACCGTGCGCTTCTCGCCCTGCTTGGTCTCATACGACCGCTGCTTCAGCCGGCCCGTGACGACGACCCGCATACCCCGCTGGAGAGACTCCGCGACGTTCTCCGCCATCGACCGCCACGCATTGCAGGAAAGGAACAGGGAATCCCCGTCCTTCCACTCGTTCGACGCCTTGTCCAGGAACCGGGGAGTGGAAGCTACCCGGAAGGTAGCGACGGCCTGGCCGCTGGGCGTGAAGCGAAGCTCAGGGTCGCCGACAAGGTTGCCGACGATAGTGATGGGGCTTTCTCCGGACATGTCAGTTCTCCTTAGGACGCATCGGGTACGGGGCGCAGGGATCCGCGCGGATGATGGTGGTCGGGATCCACCCAGGGCCACTCGTTGTCGTCTTCTCCCCACATGAGGAACCTGGGCCAGTGGCGTTCGTCACGGGCCCCCCGCCAGGCCCGGACGCAGACTTCCTTGCACGGGTCGCCGTCCATCGCCGGGGAGATGCCGTAGCCGAACTCGGGCCAGCGGCGGAACAGGCTCGAGCCGATCGGCCGCACGGGACGCTGGCCGCCGGAATCGCCGTGCGGCGAGTGGCCCTCGACGATCAGCGCAAAGTCGCTTTTCACGCGGGCCGAATCCAGCGCGGCCGTGACCTTCCGCGCCGCCGTCTCGTCGTTGATGTCCGTGGCGTGGAGCCGGTACAGCGGCCCGATGTAGAGCAGGTCGGGCTTGTGGGCGTGGACGCGCTCAAGGAACCACGCCACGTCTTCCTCGCGGGTCAGGTCGATGCCCTCCGGGCGGTGGATCAGCCGCATCCCGCCGTCCGGGACACGTCGGCCTTTGGCGACGCTCGCGCGCTCGAGCTTGCGGAAATGTCGGCGGCCCTGGCGCGGCGAGTTCTCGCAGTCGATCCACAGCACCCGCCGCGGCGCCGCGTAGGAGTTGTTGAACGGGTGGATGCCCGCTGCGGCGGCGACGGCCAGCTGTCGGCCGACGACCGACTTGCCCAGGCCCTCCGCGCCGGTCCAGATCAGCCGGTCCCCGCGCTCGAGGATGCCCTCGATGATCCAGTCGTACGGCGGGTCAACCGCCCCCAGGAACTCGTGCAGGTCCGGGGCGAGATCCAGCATCGCCGGCTCGTCAGACGAGCACGTGACGACGAAGTCGGCGAGGGAATGCCCGGCGGCGAGATGGTCGGCGGCGTCTTTGAGCTCGCGGCCGTCACGCCCCTCCCCGGCTGCCTCCACGATCTCGACGGCGCGGGCGATGCCGTCGAGGCTGGCGTACACCTGCCGGGCGTGAGCCTGGCCGGGCCGGTCCCGGTCCGCGACGATCCGCACCACGGCATCGCGGAGGAACTCGGCGTACTCGGGCCGCCATTTCCCGGCGCCGCCGGGGTTGCAGGTCGCGACCGCGCCCTCGGCCTCGATAGCGTGAACGTCTTTCTCGCCCTCGCAGACATAGATGATCGCGCCATCGCTGACCGCATCGATCACCTTCGGCAGCCGGTACAGCACCCGGCGCGTGCCGTCGAGCTTCCACTGCCACCCGGTCTTGCGTGACTGGTCGGGGACGCGCTGGGCGAACTTCTTCCCGGCGGAGCGGAGGACCTGGAACAGGAGCTTGCTGCTCTCGTCGGTGTAGTCGTAAACGGCTATCGCCGGGCCGTTGGGTGTCCACTCACCCCGCAGTGCTTCGTCCTCGCGGGGCGCGCAGAGCGTCTTCCACGTCAACCCGACCTTGGCCAGGATGTCCACCGGGTCGCAGCCTGCGTGGCAGTTGAGTACGACCGGGTGGGTGGTGCCCCGCGAGATATGCAGGCTCGCCGTGCCGTCCTCGTGGGCCGGGCACCTGGCCATCCAGGATCCGCCCGAGAATTTCACGGCCTCGAGCTTGGGCAGCAGGATCTCCCGCAGGACGTCCATCAGTTCGCCCACGGTGAGGTCGGGTAGTCGAACCGGCCGGCCGACTCGGCTTCGGAGTCGTTGTAGCGCTCGCCGTTCAGCCACGTGGCCGGGAACGGGATGTACTGCTGCTCGGTGCGCCGCCTGCGCACCTCGTCCCTGAATTGCTCGGCCGTGACGATGATGGGCTTCGGGTCCACGCGGCGGCCGAGGACGGCGGAGCGCCATGCCTTCCGCGCTTGGCCCTTGCCGACTTTCCGCGGGTAGGCGGACCAGAACGCGGCGAAGTCGGGGTCGTCGTCGGACCCGGCCTGAGCAGGTTTTTCTTTCTTTCCTTCTGTCTCTGTCTCTGTAGTTGGCGACGTTTCGCGATGCGTTTGCGATCCCGTTTGCGACTCCGGGATGCCATCCTCGTGCGATCGCACGTGCGATGCATCATCGATCTCACACAGTTCGCATGATGGATCGATGATTCCTCGGGCAACATGCCACCGCTCGTGGTTGCCCGTAACCCCGGCGGAGCGCTTCAGTCTCCGGTAGTCCGCCACCTCGTCGGCCGTGCGCTGATGCTCGGTGTAGTCGTGGATCATGTACCCGCAGGTGTCCTTGCGCGCCTCAAGGGACACGATCAGGCCCGACTCGACCAGCTGCCGGATCGACTTCGGTGAGTAGCCGCCCAGCCGCTTGAGCGCGGCCACGGGGACCATGCCATCAGTCAGGTGCCGGCTGCACCAGCACAGGGCTTCCACGTACAGGCGGAAGGCGGCGTCCGGCAGGCCGACCACCTTCGGGTGATCCGGCATGCCGTCGTGCAGCCTGATGTAGGTACGGTCGTCCACTCAGCGCCTGCCATCCGGATCTGGTCCCTTGAGGAACTTGGCAGAGTTTGCAACCGTGGCAGCGCGGATGATCTTGAGTTCGCCGTCGTTGTCGCGGATGTGCTCGCAGCCGTCTTCTACGAGACGGGAGCCGAACATGCCCGGCTGGGCCAGGTCGAAATGCTGGCCGGCCGGGCACCATCGCCATGTCTGAGAGTCGTCTTCCCATGGGCCGAGGGCGGGGTCATCGGCGTCGATGCTGCCTCCGATGACGAGCGCCGTAGCGGTGGCTGAGGGCGGCCCGACGAGCAGGGCGGCGCGTGACGGCATAGGTCTCTGGATGGCGAACCGGCGGAACTTCTCTATGCCGTCAGGGTCGGCGTCCCAACTGGGCTTGATCTCGATCCAGATGGTGCCGGTTGCGGCGAAAACGGCGAAGTCGGGGAGATAGGGCTGCCCGTCGGATGCGAAACCTTGAGTCTCGTACTCCCACTTGAGGTGCAGTTCATCAAAGAACAGCGCATGCCGCGCCTCGAGACGCGACCTGAACTGGATGCCGCCGTGCCACGTGGGCATGCCCCTTGCCGCCATGGTCGCCTCCCCCTTATCCCGGTGCTGACTGCCGCCTTACGCACGCCTCACATTACACGTGGACACGTTGGAACGCTAGCTGTTGATTATGCCGTGTCGTTGTGGCATCATGAAGTTGTCACGGCATGACGTGGCATCATGAAGGAGTGCCGAGCGATATGCCCGAAGTTCTCGCCGCCCACAAGGCGTACAAGCAAGCCGATGAGGACGCTCTCGCCATGCGCGCCCGCGCTCGAGCGTGCCTCGGCCTAGCCGTCGAGACCGAACTGGCGAAGCCGGGCGTGACGCAGGAGTCCATTGCCCGGAACCTGGGCGTCGTTGCCGAGCAGGTGCGGCGTTACCGGCAGGCGTACAGGGACTGGCTCCGCGACCATAAGGATGAGCAGCTCGTCTGATCACGCCGCCGTTTCCTCTCGGCGCGTCTTGCGCTGTCCCCGGCGTCGTGTCGCGTGCCGGTCATCTCGCGTAGTCCCGCCCCACACCCCGTACTGCGGATGCCCGAGCGCCCACTCCAGGCAATCCCCGCGTACCGGGCACGCTGCGCAGAGTGCTGCTGCTTCCTCCGGGAGGATGGAGTCCTTGCCGGGGAAGAACAGTTCCGTATCAGTCCCCCGGCACCGGGCACGATCACGCCAGTCGGTCACGTTCCCCTCCCCGGCTTCACGTGGGCGGCGATGACCTCTTCCACGTCGCTGACGGTCTCGAGGGGAACATCCAGCAGTTCCCGTACCAGCGCGGCAATCTCAGCCACGGCAGGAGGAGGGCCGGAGCATTCGAAGTCCCACGGGTCCGTGCAGATCGGCTCGGAGACGCCGGTAGCGGAGTTGACGACGACCATCAGCTGCCAGCCCGGCCGCTCGGTGCCGCAGTGGGCGCAGGTCATCATGCGTCCTCCTCCAGGCCGAGGATCCGCAGGCACAGGTCCCTGGCGTCCCTGTCAGCGCCGTGGCCGTCACGGGAACAGGACAGGCCCCTGCACCCGTGGGAACGCAGCATCGTGTAGCGGG